GAGTTCTTCGAGCATGCGTTGCTTGTCTATGGTGGAAGCTACAATGGCGGTAGGGTTTTGCATATCTCCTTCGCCAGTGAGCAACCATCTTGCATTAACGTTTAATACTTGAATAATTCTGGCTACCATATCCACAGAAGGCTTGCTCCTTCGTTTAGTTCCAAGATAACTAGACATACTTGTTGGTGGCATGTCAATTGACTTTGCAAATGCGGCTTTATTGCCGTTAAAATGCTCATTTACAAGCATCTCCATTCTGTCGTTGATGGTCATCATAAGCAATTGCATAGTTAATAAGTATTAATTCGGCAAAATAAAATAAGCAATCGCTTTGCTTGCATTACACAATTGCATAACTTTGCCCTCGAAAGTTTATCGGACATTGCCCGAAACTAACTCACCCGTTAGGTTCAGAAGTTTTCTTCAGTTCTTCGGCAACGGCCTTTACGAGTGATTCCCATGGTGAGGATGATGGTTCGGCTCTGAACATTGAACCTCTACCAGTCAAGAGCCAGTCGGCATTAATGTCTGGATAGATGGTGATCAACTTGGCAAGAGGTTCTGCCGATACTGATTCCGTGTTACGGAAATAGTTTCCGGAAACTCCGAGGATTCCCTCAAGAGAGGATGGTTCAATTCCCTTGGTATCAGCAACGGATAGCACACGTTCTTTGATGCCCATCGGTTGAACAACGACAGAGTGGTTCAGCATTTCGCCCTCACCTGATAAGACCCAACTCATATTCAAGTCGGGAAAGACGGTGCTTAGCTGTCGTTGTCTAGGCTTAGTTATAGTCTTAGCCTTGCATACATATCCGTTAGGCAGTTCAGCGTAGTCCTCAAATCTGCTTATGGCAGTGAATCCCTTGCTAGTCGCGAACCTAATTAACCGTTCGCCAATATCGCTCTTAGCGCTCAGCTTACTCATATCGCTGCATCTGGTGTCCATGGGTTGTGTAATTAGAGTACGTAATATTTGGTGTTTGGTTGCAGGAATTTTCCTTCCATACTCCCAATTTTGAACGGTGTTCTCTGATACACCGACCATTTGGGCAAGTTCTTTTTGGGTTACACCCAATCTTTGCCTCAGCTCTCTGATGTTTAACTCGCTCATAATCAGTAATGAAACATAATTTAACTATACTGAGACACAAATTATTTGTTGTTTCTCTTGATTGAATCACCCAATATTGTTTACCTTTGCCCCCGAAATCAATCGGACAATGTCCGAAATCATTTGAGACAACAAATATACGAAAAAAAATAATGGCATACAAAAAACAGAGACTCGAAATCGTAGTTCCGTATGGAAATATTACGAAGCTCGCCAAGTCCTTCGGTATTAGACGCGAGACAGTATCCTTCGCGCTCCGCTTCTGCTCTTCATCTCAGTTGGCTGAGAACATTCGCGAGAGAGCCATCAAGGAGTATGGCGGAAAAATGCAGACAATCACACTGAGTCCTGCCGAATAGGCACACTCCAACAAACACTAAGAAGAATATGACAATATCAGCAATACAGCAGCTCATGCAGGAGTCCTTCCAAGTGGGCTACATGCAGGCCATGAAGACGTTCGAGCCTTCGTCCTGCGACATTCGAGAGACAGAGGTCAATTCCTGGTTATTGGCTATCGGTGTCAGCCGAGACGCTTGGAATCGATTGAAGAAGACGGGATTGGTTCAGGCGTTCCGCAAGGGGAACGGCACAAACTCCCCACTCTACTACAGCAAACTTGACATCAAGAAAGCCCTCATCACGAAAGACCTTTGCAAATGGTACACGGATGGGTTAATAGGATAACACGTTTCAACAACTTAAAAAAACTCGGAAGTATGAGAAAGCCAAATGTTAATTCTGAATTGCTGGAAGGAATTAAGGTCGTTGTGATGGGGGTACTTATTATGGTGGTCGGCATCACGATGATCTGGCTCGCCAGCGTGTAGGCCTCCTCCATGGATACCGGATGTGGATATGCAGCCTAACGGTTACGGCTGTGAAGTTAGATGATTGCTTCGTTACGATTGTTTGAATTTCGTGTGAATTACATGAGGGTTCGACTCCCTCCCACATCCCTTGATACAAGCACAGTGACGAAACATTAGTTTCATAAATTCATCTCTATCTGAGAATGGACTTGCGGTTCGCGAGAATAGCAAGTTCTATCGGGACAGTTGGTCAGGGTTGTTTGGGTAGCTCTTTAAGCCTTGTGGCAACTGACGCGGTTCGACTCCGCGAGTCCCGACACCGTAATGGTTAAATGGATTGGCAATGAGGGTGTGTTAGCCCCTACGCATGATTGATTTTAAGTTGATGTTGCCCCCAAGCGAGGGGGACGGGACTTTAGCTCAGACGGTTAGAGCAGCTGACTCATAATCAGAAGGTCGCGAGTTCAAGCCTCGCAGGTCCCACGCTTTTTTGAGTTCTTGTTAATGGTGTTTTTGACAGCCCGGAAAGACGGGCACGGACTGAATAGCTCAACGGACAGAGCATCCCCCTCCTAAGGGGAAGATGAGGGTTCGATTCCCTCTTCAGTCACTATGAGATTTTCACATTACTAATCGAATAAACGAAGAATTATGGACAATTCTGAAAGTAACCTTATGGAAGTCGTTCCTGCTGAGGTACAAATCATCAAGGCCAAGCAGGACGCGGAATTTGCCATGACCACCGCAGGTCAGATGTTGCGGTCGTTCGAGGCCACGCAACGCATCGCGAAGATGTATGCCACCAGTTCACTTATCCCGGCTTCTCTCAAGGGAGACCCGAACAAGGAGTTCGGCACCCCCGAACAGAAGGTTCAGGCCGCTATGCAGAAGACTTACGCCAACTGCACGATTGCATTGAACATGGCACAGCGCATGAACGCTGACCCCCTCATGGTCATGCAGAATCTTTACATTGTTCACGGCCAGCCTTCCTTTTCCTCCAAGTTTCTTATTGCTTGCATCAACAAGTGTGGCCGCTATGCTCCGCTGCGCTACGAGTTCAAGGGCGAGCAAGGCACGGACGATTACGGGTGTCGCGCTTACACTTATGAGACCTCGGACGTGAAGCACAAGGAACCCATCTACGGCACTTGGGTCACAATGGGAATGGCCAAGAAGGAAGGTTGGACAACGAAGAACGGCAGCAAGTGGCTGACCATGCCCGACCAAATGCTCATCTATCGCGCAGCCGCCTTCTTCCAGCGCAGCAACTGCCCTGAAATCAGTATGGGCTTGAGCACGTCTGAGGAACTTCAGGACATGGGCGAACAACCCGTATATGTTGAGGAAGTGAAGGACAACGACTTGAGTTCCCTCGCGATGAAGCGCATGAAGCAACCTGCTGCCCTTGCAAAAGCCGAGGCCGCAACCGAGGAGGCTGTTGCTGTTGAGATGAACAAAGAGCAAGCTGAAGCGGAAGAAGCTGAAGGTGCTCCTGCACCGCAAGGCAATCCCTTCGAGCAACCTGCAGAAGTCAAGGCACAGGCCGAAGCTAAGACTCAGGCCGAAGCAACTCAGCAGAATGCGGCCAATCAGAATAACCGCCCCTCATTGCTCTAGCCTATGAACGCAGAATACGGTCAGGAACAGAATACGTTAGGTTGGTACCGCGCAAGAATCGGACAGATAACGGGTAGCGCGGTCGGCAACCTGATGGGTGAAGGTCGAGGTGGCAATTGGTCAGCCACGGCTGTCAGCTATATGCAGCAACTCGCCTTCGAACGCACGATGGACGAGGAGATCCTCAACAATGATGAACTGTTCGCCCAGTATGTCGGCATCACTGAGGTCAAGTCCAAGATTCTTGAATGGGGACACAAGATGGAGGGTCCTGCGGCAGACCTGTTTGCCGCGATGTTCCTTCAGATTTACGAACCAAACGCCAAGTGCAACGAGGAGATTGTCCTCGAAGAGCCGCCATCGGTCAAGCATCCCACACTTGAACACTTCGCGAGTTCGCCAGACAGAATGTTTGCCAACCCGGTCACGGGGGAGAGTTGCTGCATCGAGATCAAGAGTCCGCAGGGCAAGGCGTTCGCCAAGTATGCCAGCATCATTCTTCTTCCCACGGAGGCAATGAGGCTTGAAGCCTTGAAGAAGGCTGAACCCAACTATTATTGGCAGCTCTTCTCACACATGATGGTTACGGGTACAACTACTTGCTATTGGGTTGTCTACAACCCATTCAACAAGGTGCCGCTGTTCAGCATGGAAGTCCATTGGGACGATGAGATTATTCAGAAGATCGAGACGCGAGTGAAGGAGGCAAACAAATACATTGACGCATTGGCGCGCAAGATGATTGGCCTATGACACGCAAGGAGATTCTGGAGCAATTCTGGGTGACGGCATTCAAGGGTCTGTCTGAGGTGATTCCCTTCGAGAAGGTGTGCGCCAAGGCATTGCTGGACGAGAGGATCACAACGGATACGGCCATTCATTACCTGAGCGGTTCGGGCGAGCAGCACGTGAGCAATCTCAAGGAATTGCAGACGGAAGAAGGACGCAAGACCTACCGCGATACACTTGACTTCCGATGTGCGGCCTACGTGGACTCCAAAGTTCTGTCCAAGAATCAATCCAAGAACAAAAGCAAACAAACAATGAGCGAGAATAACAACAACAACGACACGCAGGAAGAGAAGATGGAACGTACATTCCTTGTGCAGTGCTCGAAGGAGCAGCTGATTGCCTTGGGCAACTGGATGTACGACAACGGCATCTTCTTCTGCAAGTGCAGTGACAAGATCAATGCGGAGGCTCACCGCTTCACCTTTCCCGAAGAGGAAGCCAAAGAAGCTGATGGAACTGTACGCCCTTAGAGACGGATGTTCACTGCTCCCATGCTACGACGATGACGCAGACAAGCTGCGAAGCCTCTCAGCCGAGCGCCCGGTCTTCATCACCATTCACGAAGCAAGGAGCATCCGAATGCACAGACGATACTTCGCACTTGTCAACACCGCATGGGGGTGCATGGCAGAAGGAGAGCGAAGGCTGTTCAGAGACAACCTCGACTGCTTCAGGCGAAGCCTTACATTGCTCGCAGGATTCACCGACCCCGTCTACAATGCAAGGACTGGAGAATGGAACGAAGTGCCCCGAAGCATCTCCTTCGAGAACATGGGAGAGCACGAATTCCGACAACTCTACGAGGCAACCATCAGAGTCATCTTCGACAGACTCATCCCCGATGCCGAGCGAAGGGATACGTTCCTACTCGCATTGCACGATTTCTGATGTTTTGCCGAAGAGCCTTGTGGCCGAATGCGCAAGGTTGTCCGCCAGTGCGATGAGCATCATATTCCGCGATGACTTCGGCAAGAATCCGATTAACAAGATTGTCGGTATGCTGGCCAGAGCCGAGCGCATTCTTGACGAGCATCAGCATGAGACCACGACTTATGCCAATCAGCTAAGGCTTATCCACCAAATAAAAAACAAGGTGGAGGCCAAGATGAAGAAGGCAAACATTGAACAGTTTTAAAAACGCTATATAGTTAACTCCATTGGTGGCGCGCCTTCGGGCGGCATGGCGATGTCGCGCTTTTTGTAGGCGTTTTTGGGCGCGCCACCTCTTTTTCAAACAACAAAACAAACAACGAAGATTATGATTTACGAAGCAAGTGTTTCTTACAAGAAGCAGAATGAGAATGGCCTTGAAGTTTCCGTTAAGGAAGTATTCCTCGTACAGGCCATCAGCTTTGCCGAAGCCGAACAGAAGGCCATGGCGTTAGGGGGACATCTGACCACGTCTGACTTCGATATTACGGCCATCAAGGAGAGTGCCGTTGCTGACGTGATCCATAACGGAGAAGACGGCAAGTTCTTCAAGGTGACGTTCAACTTCATCACCACTGACCAGAACGGTCACGACAAGAAGACCAAGAGGTTCATCTACGCTGAATCACTGGACCTTGATGACGCGAAGCAGCTCTTTACGGATTCACAGAAGAATTCCATGTTGGACTACGAGGTTGTCGGAGTCCAAGAAACCAAGATCACGGAGTACATTATCGATTAACATCAAACAGATTATGAAATCGAAGAGAAGCATTGTTCTGGAAGCCGCAAGGGCGAACGGAACGAAAATCAATGAGGCAACCAGCCTGACGAACACCTTCATAGGATTGATTGCAGCCGCATTGAAGGACGGTGAGTCCGTAAGGATTGACGGACTCGGCACGTTCCACATCGTTGAACGCAAGGAGCACGCTGCACGCAACCCCAAGACGGGTGAAGCCATTGTGGTTCCTACGCGTAAGGTCATCAAGTTCGTTGCATGTCAAGACTTGAAGAACTTATAGCAGCTGAACGGCAGAAGCACCACACCTGGGTGAGGCATGGCGATGAGGAGCACCGAATCCAAGTCGCGTGCGTCAGATGGTTCCGCATTCAGTACCCGACCCTCAGACTACGGTTGTTCGCAGTGCCCAACGGAGGCAAGCGAGATGTTGTTACCGCCGGGAAGTTGAAAGCGGAAGGTGCTCTGCCGGGAGTTGCCGACCTGATTCTCCTGAAGCCTAACTCGCAATATGGTGCCCTACTCATCGAGATGAAGACAGAGAAGGGCAGACAGAGCGAGAGCCAGAGGGTATGG